GTTGTAGTTTAGACCCGCTATCTCAACACTATTCATCTTACAGTATACTTAGATTTTACTTCCCGCCCAATTCATTATCTGTGTGAGTGACCATGAGCTATCAATACTGTGTGGAAGTTCTATTTTAACTAAACCTTTTCTAACCTTTTCAACATTTATACCATTTATAAGTTTTGGTACCTGCACAATGTGATTCAATTTAAATCGTTTACCCTGGGCATTCGTTATTTCCAAGAAATATGGAAAGTTTGTGATAAAGTATTTCCATTTGAGGGTCTTTCTTTTTGAGGGTGGTACATATTTATGAATGAGACCCCATACGACCATTTTTATGAAGACAAGTCTATCCCGCGGATCCTTGGATCCGAGGGGTGTTCCCAGTGTGTCATGCATCATAGCTATGAAAGCCTCAATGTAGCAAAAGTGGTGTTGAGACAATTCATCGTATTGTGAAATCTCAAAAGACTTTTCAAGAACGTGTGGGTTCCGTATACTAATCTTTGTATCCTTGAGGAGTTTCTTGTAATTTTTCACATCCGTAGTCACAAAACCACCCGTTGGTTGGAATGGGGTATTCTTTTTCCGTATTTTATAATCCCTCCCATAGACTGTTTTGAGTTCATTTTTAAACTCAGATCTACCAGCACCCATTGAATTGAATAAATCAATTATCTTGTTCTGGTGTATAACCTTGGCGAGTGCGTAGTGGCCACTATTATCGGAATAGGTGTGCGCCATATGAACATATGTAACACCACTTCTATTATTTGTGGGTTTATTCATATTTGAAGTTCTTTTGCATTGAAATTTGAAATCATATCCAGCCTCCTTCTTGATATCCTTGCCAATCTGTTCAAAAATACCTTGTTCTTGGAGAAGTTGCTTCGCCACTTCACTGGCATCCTCTATAGCCATGAGATACCTCGCCGCAGCATTCGTAGTCATTCGGCGTTCGATGTAGTCACTCGTATCAATCTCAGCAGTTTCACCCCCCTTTACATTCAAAAGGGTGGTACGAACATTTCTGTTCTTAATGAGTTTGATAGGGGTAAGATTCATCTATTCTATACTTTTTATTTTTTTAACCTTGAATTATTTATAGTTTTTGCATATTTCCAATATAATTTCATTTCACTTGGGGAGGGAATAACACCTCGGTTGAATTTACGCTTAATCTTTTCTAATGTTTTCAATTCTGCTTGTTTCCGACGATTTATAATTTGTATATTCTTGTTGAGATTTGCCCACATTTTTGGAGATAAAGCCTTTTGTCTATTTATGATATTCATATATTAAGTAAATATATTAGTTACCAAATGCGACACCAGCCATGCCATTCTTCACACGAAGAATGTTATAGTTCACCGCATAGATGCGAGCAGGGCTTGAAGCGCTTGCGGAGGTAACACCATTAAGCAACAACTTCGCATTATCAATGCGTGAAAAGTTGAGGGAACCACTTGGTTGTGATTTATCCAAGTTGAGGCACAATGGCCAGGTATACACACTGTCTTGAACAAGGCTGTCAACGCCGAGGGCGGAGCAGTGCATTTCTGGAACAACGTCGTGGTGATAAACATTGGACATATTTTCAAAGAGGGCAGTACCGTTGATGTACAATGAACCCGTACCGAAAGTGTAGTTCGTCTCCCAATCGGCGTTGTTAATATTACCCGCAACCAAGTGGAGCGCCTTCACTGGGTGGTTGAAATAGGTAAGATCGAATTCGCTATCGGCTTGAGTACCTGGTTGGTATTGTACTTGTGTGATCAACAATTCGTGTTCATTGTCGGTGAAGAACTTACGTTCTTCGGTGTCCAAGTAAATGTAATTCGCGTAGATCTTTGGAGTTGTGGTCGCACTGTACTGATCTTGGACCTTGATGCGTAATTCAACTTCGTGATACTGGAGAGCCACGAGTGGGAGGGACTTTGTCCAGTCTTCACCGAAGAAGAATGGAATGACATAGTGGTCACCATTTGAGTTGTTTTGGGCAGTTTCAATGGTGTGTCTCATTGTAGCCTTCGCAGAGTTGTCATTGTACAACACATTGTGAACACCCTGGACAAAGAGGGAATCAAGTTCACAGACCTTTTGTCCACCAATCCACAATTGAAAAGTGGTTGGTTGGGACGCGGATGTATCGAACATGGCATTGTTACCACCTGGCAAAGCAATACCCTCCGCTTCAATCCAGATGTAGCTCAAGAGATCACCCTTGGAGCGAAGTGGGACGACGACTTCGTTTGAGGCGCCGAAGGTACCAATGTAGTCCACGCGCTCTGGACGCATAGAAAAATTGGTGTATCGCTTGTAGTTTTGTCTGAAGAAACTGACCTGAGGTTGACCAGTGATGTAGACATCCTGAGCACCTTTACTTACAAGGTCAATCAAAGCGGCTGACATTTTTACTAATAAAGTATATTAAAATTTTCGGTGGATGTTCACACAACCGAAGGATGGTAGTCTTCCAAGCAATCACTTGGGAATCCAGAGATACAGACGAAGAGCACTTGATCAGTATCTTTGGTAAGACTGAGGATGGGAAGTCTGTCTGTCTCACAACAGCATTTACACCTTATTTTTTTATAAAACTTCCGGGGAATATTGATAACGCAAAGGTCCAAAGAATTTACAACATCCTTGATGAAAACTGTAGAGATTCCCTTGTGGCATATTCTGTGATGAAGTCCAAAGATGTTTGGGGATTTCAAAACAATGAGGAGTTTGTATTCATGAAACTTAACTTCAAACATCTTCAAGCGCGTCGCCTTGTAGATTCCTTTCTGAGGAGGCCACTTGATAGAACCCCTGAGCTTTTCACTATTTTTGGAGTAAGAAATATGAAAGTCTATGAATCCAACCTGGATCCTGTATTGCGCCTGATGCATCGCACCGGTATCCAATCTACTGGGTGGTTAGATACGGGGGATAAGTGTATTCGTTCACACCTGGCTCACGTTGATATGGATCTCTTCTGTAATGATTGGACAACCCTCAAGCCTGTAGCTAGGGATGATATGGCGCCATTTGTTGTGGCCTCTGTAGATATTGAATGTAACAGTTCTACAGGTAAATTTCCTGATGCGGATATTCCCGGGGATGCCTGCTTTCAAATTGCTATCTCCCTATGTACGTTTGGCTCTGATGAACCATACGATAAGACTTGTCTCTGTTACAAGACAACAGACCCTAACTTGGAGGGTTCCACAATTCAAAGTTATGAGACGGAGAGAGAAATGTTAGAGGCTTTTCACAAATACATTCACACAAAAGATGTAGATATTATCACTGGTTGGAACATCTTTGGTTTTGATATGGAGTACATATATAAGCGTGCTCAAATCACTAAGTGTAACTATGGGTTCTTCAATTTGGGCAAGTTGAGAGACACCGAGTCCGAACTCGTTATTAAAAAGCTTTCATCAAGTGCTCTCGGTGATAATCTCCTGAAGTTACTCCCAATGCCTGGGCGTTTCATCTTTGATATGTTCCACGAAGTCAAGAAGGGCTACAAGTTGGATAGTTACAAGTTGGACAATGTATCCAAATTGTACTTGGGAGATCAAAAGATTGATATGGCTCCAAAGGAGATGTTTGCCCGCTATAAGGAGGGTGACCCTATTAAATTGAGGGAAGTTGCTGAGTACTGTATCAAGGATACCCTTCTCCCACATCGGTTGATGAAGAAGCTTTGTACCCTACTAAACTTGGTGGAGATGGCGAAGGCAACTTGGGTTCCAGCAAACTTTCTCGTAGAGAGAGGTCAGCAGATTAAAGTATTTTCGCAACTCACAAAGAAGGCTCGGGAACTGGGCTTCACAGTTCCAACAATCAGGTATGGCGCCCTCCCCGAAGAACCCTACGAGGGTGCGACCGTCCTGGAGGCACAAAAGGGTGCCTACTACACACCCATTACAGCTCTTGATTTTGAAGCACTGTACCCATCAATTATGATGGCACACAACCTGTGCTACTCCTCGTATGTTATGGACGAGAAGAAGTATGGCGCGGTACCTGGAATTACCTACGAGACCTTCAATATTGGTGACCGAACCTACAAGTTTGCCCAAGATGTACCAAGTCTCTTACCAGCAATTCTGGCAGAACTCAAACAGTTTCGTAAACAAGCGAAGAGGGATATGGCGAACGCCACGGGTTTTATGAAGGAGGTATACAATGGGAAGCAGTTGGCATATAAGATCTCAATGAACTCTGTGTATGGGTTTACGGGTGCTGGTAAAGGTATTCTCCCCTGTGTGCCAATTGCATCTACAACGACTTCAAAGGGTCGCTCGATGATTGAGGAGACAAAGAACTACGTAGAGGCAAACTTTCCAGGGGCAAAGGTAAGGTATGGGGATACAGATTCAGTCATGGTTGAGTTTGATGTAGGCGACCGCAAGGGGGAGGAGGCGATTGCCTACAGTTGGGAGGTGGGCGAGAGAGCTGCCGAAGAGTGTTCAGCTCTCTTCAAGAAACCCAATAACCTTGAGTTGGAGAAGGTATATTGGCCGTATTTCCTGTATAGTAAGAAGCGCTATGCCGCAAAGTTGTGGACAAAAGGTAAAGATGACAAGATGCATATGGACTATATTGACATCAAGGGTCTTCAAGTTGTGAGACGAGACAATACCCCGCACGTTCGGGAAGTGTGTAAGGAACTCTTAGACGTTATACTTACATCAAGTGACCCCGGTCCACCTAAGGAGTTGGCCAAAGAGAGAGCCATTGAACTTCTTTCTGGCGACGTCCCCAATGACAAGCTTATATTGAGTCAAGGTCTCTCGGATACCTACAAAGTTGGGGGTAAGAATGTGTCTGTGACGAGCTCGGAAAGTGTGAACATCAACCAGTCCCATGTACAGGTTGTTATGAAGATGCGACAGAGAAAGCCTGGTTCTGAACCACAATCTGGTGATCGAGTTCCCTACCTCCTCACAAAGACCCAAGATTCCAAAGCCAAGGCGTACGAGAAGGCCGAAGATCCAAAATATGTAGAGGAGCATGGCGTACCTGTTGATTATCACTATTATTTCCTCAACAAGTTTCTCAATCCAGTGTGTGACCTTCTTGATCCACTCTACGAGAATGTGAAAGAGGAGATCTTTGGGGAAATCATTAACGCACACAAGCCAGTAAAGTCCCCGAAGTTGCCATCCCTCAGTGGTATGAAGAAGGACGAACTCATCGCGGAGTGTCAACGTCTTGGTCTCGAGGATACCGGAACTCTTCCTATCTTGCGGGCACGTATTAAGGAAGCGAGAGAAGGTTCTGTTGAAGACCTATTTAAAAATTACGAGCTTACACAAAGTAAGGATGAGTCTTCATGAGAAGATTACACAGATCGTTGATGAGGAATTGGAGGAGAGAGTGAATGCAATTCTCAATGAGTATGCCCTAACAATCTCAAAAAAGCATGCGATCCCTTTGGAACTTTTACTCAAAGATATCCCAACGTCGTTTGTAAGTACAACGTGTAAGGGAACAAAGTCTGATGGCAATCGTTGTACTTTTAGATCGATGTACAATGGCTACTGTCGGCATCACAAAACACAAGGTGAACGTATATGTCAGAGAACATTTTCAAGTTCAAGTCTACATAATCACGGACCGGAGCAGATGTTTGTCCGGGGGTGTCCAGGATGTGAGTCATCAAAGGAGCTTATAGATTTGGGGGACTAATATAGTAATGAGCAAAAACGATATTCTACTAACATCCATAAACAACTTTTACGACAATGAGAAGAATAAATCTACACTACTCACTATATTAGACAAATCGAGTGGTATTTCTCTCCGCAATTTGGAGTGGTTTATCACAAACTACGCAAAGAAGAATCATACGTCCTATGAGACTGGTGATGGGAAACTATTCACGGTACACTGTGCGTACAAGTCAAGTCTCAACGGTTACAGTAAGCAACTCTTTGATCCATTTTGTCGGGCTCAGAAGTTTCCCTATATAGTACCTGGGACATCTCACGAAATTCAAACAACCTTGGCACAATTGAATTTCATCAAATGGTGTATAAAAAATAACATTATTGACTACATCACGAACAATAAGGATAAACTTTTTAATAAGCAATTGACATGAACCCTCGATCAAATATAAATGTTTGATAGCCCGTATAGTACATGTTTAGAGAGAATGTCTCGGTTGTGATATCTATACCAGAATCCGTATCCAATTTTACTTCAATATTAGTCTTGTCAGATTGAATTTGACTAAAATCCAAGTTCCCTGATGGTTCCACATTCACCGGATTCAACGAGAAACTATATGTATATATATTGCGAATTGGCCTCGATAACCTTTTTTGATATGGAATTAGAAATTTGAAATATTCATGGTTCGTTTTTGTGACCTCGGGTAGCCTATTCCCATTTATATAGAAGCTTGCCTCTTTCATTATGGGATACAACGTTGTACTTTCACCTTGGAAGTCCAAAGTTGCCGAAAAATTGAATCTATTTTCATACAGGTACTCACCACCTGAACCATCACCTTCTGCGTCGTCTTCATCCTCAAACAGAGTGTTTCTCAAAAACCAATGAATACATTTCACAGGTATATTAGGTACCAAGTTATTTCTAATAACATCTTCATTGAGTTCACTCGCAGCGACTGAGTGCTTCCTTACGAGATCTGTAATCATAACCTGTCTTTCACTCGCCAAGAACTTTCTTTCATCTGGGTTCACTGTGATCTCTTCAGTCACAATGTTGAAGGATGAAAGTGTCACTGTATCCGTTGTATTCGTAAAGAATGTCTGTTTGTGGAATTCAAACTCAAACTCGATCTTCTGACGAAAGATTGAACACACGGGGAAGTATGGTCTATTTGGCTTATTTGTACCGTACTCATCACTCGCAAATTTGCGTGAAAAGAAAAAGTGAATTGGAATGACAAGATCCGCATCATATTGGGCAACACTCTCACTTGTGGGGGCATCATCAAAACCAAGGTTTCTATTTACAAGAAATCTATTTGCTACCTTTTCAGAAACTTCTAAATAAAGATCGTCATAGATAATTCCCCAATCATCGTGGATTTTCTCAACTTCAATGTCATCTACATACATTGTGACACTCTTGAGGATGTGTCTACCTAATTGATCTGCGTAGTTTCCGTCACTTATACCTGGCATAGTTATGCTCAAGTACATATTACTCAACAAGTCTCCCATATTTCTTGGGTTAAATTGAACTTTAATTGTCTCACTGAATGGCCACGATGGTTTTGCGTTACCAGGTTTCACAACATTCTTACTTCTGTGGTATTTCCTAAAGTCTGAGTGTCTCTTATCAGTGGTATAATTAAAGAAGGATTCTTCTGGATCTTTGGAAAGCAAGTATGTATCTTGCTTCCCAATAGCTTTGAGCGATATTTTCGCAGCTTCACCCATACCTACTATTGCTTACATATTTTTAATATCCATTTTCCACATATCAATGTGTGAGGTACCCTTCATAACTTCAAGTTCTTCTCTGGCCTGTTTCGCATCCTTGAGAAGATCTCTGACACTCTCCTCGGTATACTGTACCGTTTTGATATTGAGGAGGTAGTCGTAGGTACCACCAATTTTTGGAAAAATTGCGGCAAGTTGTCGTTCAAGGTCGTCCTTCTTCCGTTTGAAGACCACAATGTCACCCTCAATGACCATTGTCACAAACTTTGATTTGTAGCCACACATAGTGGCGCGCATCTCAAGAACTTTGATGAGGTGCGCCTTTCTCTTCACGTAGTGGTCAAGTCTCAGATCCACAAAGTCTTTCAAGATTTCCTCGGGACTTGAGTACTTGTAAATACCCTTTGTGGGGTGGAAGAGATGCATGTTTGACACGTGAAATGTCTTACGCAATTTGAGATCCTTGAGAAGATCCTTCCCAGTGTACCCAATAATTTCAAAATGAACATCCTCCGTAGTACTGTTATTTGTGAAACCCCCGATCAACTTCTTTTCAACAAGTCCATCCAAGTATTCCTTGTAATCTTGCGTCCATCGTCCTGGTGGTAATTCAGTGATGACAATATTTGTACCTGACCACTTCCAAACACCTTCCATCATCCAAGTGTCTTCCTCCTTGTGTACTACCCCCTTGAAACCTCGGAACCAAGGTCGCATAGGTACGATAGCCTTGCCATCAAGAACTCTCTGGATATTCTCCTTGATATCCTTGGGGTTGAAGGGTGGTACATAGCAACTGAATCCAGTCCCGATACCCTCCGTACCATTCACGAGCACGAGAGGGAGTGTTGGCATATAGAAGTCTGGTTCAATTTGGTGACCGTCATCCTCCAAGTAATTGAGGATTGGGTCGTCGCGAGGATCAAAGATCTTACGAGTCTCCTTGGATAACTTGGTGAAGATGTAACGCGTTTGAGACGCATCCTTCCCACCCATAAGACGAGTACCAAATTGACCACATGGTTGAAGTAAGTTGATATTGTTTGATCCCATATAGTCATTTGCCAGCTTCACGATAGTATCTGCGAGAGAGACCTCACCGTGATGGTAGGAGGACTTATCCGCAACATACGCCGCCAATTGGGCCACCTTCATTTCATCTTTGAGATTCTTGTGAAAGCATGCAAACATCACCTTGCGTTGTGAGGGTTTGAGACCATCTGCCATATGCGCGATGGAGCGTTTGAGATCCGCCAAACTGAAATTGACCAAGTCCTTGTGTATAAAATTGGTGATGTCCAACTTTTTGATTGACCCATAGGAAACCTCAAGTTCTGAGGCATCCTTTGCCGTACTCTCGAGGAGCCACGTCTTTCGGTCATCTGCCTTCTTCTTGTCAAATGCGAGAACAATAGATTTATCTGTCATAATATCCATATCAAACTTGACTGTGAGATCTTGGATCTTCTTGAAGTACTCCCGAGCCTCAGCAGATGTTGAAGTACCGAGACCCTTGTAGTACTTAATTCTCCACCCCGCTTGTCCAGTGCCATACCAAGTGCGGAACGCGGAGTCTGTATAGAAAGACTTTACGGTGGCACCCTTTGTAGCTTTGATGATTGGTGTGACCATAGAGACAACAAAGCCCAACTTGAGTAAACTTGGCCAGAAATAGTGAATCATATTGAGAATGAGACCCTTGATGTGTGACCCATCGTTATCTGCGTCGGTCATAATCATGAGGCGACCATACCGAAGTTCGGATACACTGGTGTATTCCTTACCCTGTTGGAGACCCAAAATCTTCTTGAGATCATTAAACTCTTGGTTTGTGGTAAGTTGAGCCACAGAGGCGTCCCGAACATTCTTACACTTCCCACGGAGGGGGAAGACACCATAGTGATCACGGCCAACCACAGAGAGACCCGCGACTGCGAGGGTCTTCGCAGAATCACCCTCTGTGACAATGAGAGTACAATTCCCAGATTGCGCTGTCCCAGCCTTATTGGCGTCATCCAACTTGGGAATACCAGTAATCTTGGACTTACGGGTTCCATCGGACTTTGAGAGTTCCTTCATCTCCTTGAACTTGGAGAGCGCCAAGAGTTCATCTTGAATACCAGTCTTGAGGGCATTCTTAATGAATGTCTTCGGTGGTTCAAACTTACTTCCAAAGTCTTGAGCCTTTGAGGTACACTCAGACTTGACCTGACTCGAGAAGGTTGGGTTCTCAAGGGTTGCCTTTACAAAGATATTAAATGTATTCTTGACCTGTTGCGGCTTCAACTTAATCTTCTTTGCCATCTCCTCGATGACACCCGCAGCAACATAGGATGCAACGTGATCCACGTGAGTTCCACCCTTTGTTGTGGATATACCGTTCACGAATGATACTTGTTCGAGGCCATTCTCAGAGGGACCAATACACACCGACCATCGATCACTCGTGACTGAATATAACTCCGAAACACCTTCGTGCATCTTGGCATAGGCCTCGAAGGGTGTTTTTGGTATGGCTTCACCTTGAAACTTCACTTTACAGTTGGGTGTCGTACAGATGTTTGCGTCCCAAACTCTCTTCTCAAAAATCTTATAGATTGAGGCATCCATCTTTGTCATACCGAATCTCTTCCAATCTGGAATGAAAGTGATAGAGACTGAAGACGTTGCTCCAGAATGTTTTGTAATTTTTGGTTCATGACACTTGGTCATGTTATCAGTCCACTTTTGGGTGTATGTCTTCTTGGCTTCGTGATCCTTAATCACGATTGAAAACTCAGAAGAGTAGATGTTGGTGAGTTTGGCACCATAGCCGTTGCGACCACCCACAATTCGTTTCTTGTTATCGTCATAATTGGTACTTGTGAGTAGGTGTCCAAATGTGAGTTCGGGATTCCATACCCCCTCCTTCTCATGCATCTTGACACCAATACCACCAAGAGGTCCATTATTCTCAATAGTAACAGACCCCAAGTCTTTGTCTACCTCAACTGAGATATTCGTGACGTTTTTGGGGTGCGTTGAGTTTCTATCAATGGCATTGACGAGTATTTCATCAAATATCTTGAGAAGAGCTGGTGAGTATGAGAGATCTTTTTTCTTGAATTTGTTGTCCGTCTTGTAAAGGATCCAATATGATTCTGTCCCAAGTTCCACTGGACCAACATAAGAATCCGGTCTCTTAAGGACGTGTTCAATGTGGGTAAGTTTTTGAACGCTCTCACCCATCTTTCTTTAAGTTTTAGGGCACCATTTCTTTACTTAGGTTTATTCTCACCAATTTTATTTTCATACTTATACATAGAAGATGGCATATCTTTATTTGATAGCTGTGATATTTGTGCTCTACCTCATGATGAAAAATAAGACCCGTGGTATGAACAAGGCTATCGAGAAACTTGTGAGACAATCTGCGAGGTATGCTGTCGCAGCACAGCAGGATGAGTCACCAGTCATCGCTATACTTCACGCCAATTATGCAGCGGCTTATTTTTACGCACTCAAGGACATTGCCTCAGAATCTCAAATCCACAATGCCACTGGTATAGATGTCAAGAAGTTCAAGGAACACGTAACAAACGTTCAAGATATGGTGACCCGAAAGACATCGGAAAAATGTCCAGAATTTGTTGGTGAAGTTGATATTTATTTGGCTCAAATTGGTGGAGAGGCGGCCTAAGTGGGCTTGAGACTCTCAAATATTCAATCAAAAGATGGAAGTTGTTCGTGATGCTATGTGGTCTACCTGCCTCGCCAATGCGGTCAAGATGTACCGTCTTCGCGAGCCAAATGATAAGTGCTACAGGTTGGCCGACGCAACCTGGAAGTGTAAAATGGCCTATATCAAACACAACAATACAAAGAAGAATAGCTCAATTGTTGTCCTCGATGGACCGCCAAAGGAGCCTGCGATTGAGCAGCGAACATCTCACAAGATTTGTTGTGCCACAACAATGTCTGGAAAGCCCTGTAATTTCAAGGCTGTCTGTGGGAACTACTGTCGCAAGCATAAAGTAGCCTCAACAAGTATCGGCAACAAGGTGGATGTGAGTGACCTCCTTTCAAAATTAGACGGAATTAAAATCCAATAGTACTATAAAGATGTTTCTTGATCAGGAGACCCTTAGACCTGTAATAATAGCGATGGCTCTATATCTTGCCATAAATATTATTGTCCCTCGTATTTTGAAAAAGCCAACGGGTATCAAACCAATTGATGATATCGTGATGACTATGATTGCGCAGCAAGGTTCCTTAATGAATGGTGCTATTGTCATTGGCCTCGTTGTCCTCGGTACCAATTATATTCAAGAGGAACTCTTGTAAGATGTTCTCCTTCCCAATTAATTTTTTCGTATGTTCGTGATCCATATAGCGAAGCTTTGTAGTGTACGCATCCTCCATGAACTCCAAGAGTTGGCTCGGATTTGGTTTACCCCAAGTCATTCCCTTTTTGAAGAGGAAATCATCCCTCTCCAACTCTTGAAGATCACAATCAATTGTGTAGGGTGTCTTTACATACTCCGGTGCACCGCCATAGTTTGTAATAATTACGGGTTTATCGCGTAGTGCCGCCTCTACAGCACCCATACCAACACCCTCAGACTTTGAGAAACTCACGTAGCAGTCACAACGATCGTGGAGTTTATCCATCTCTTCGTCTGAAATGAGACCATTGATGACCTCTACATTTGGTAGCTTGATATCAACGTTTGAATTACACGTCGCCTTCACAACGAGTCGCACGTCAGGTTTGTTGAGACGTACAAATGCTTCTAATATTCCACGGAAATTCTTCCTATCATCCATAACATTTCCAATGTGGTAAAATGTATATGGCTTTGAAGGTGGAGGAATGTGGACGTGAATGATATAGAACTCATTATCTGGAAATTGTCGGGAGAGAACCCGTTTACAGAACTCACTTGGAACTGCAACTCTCTTTGTTTCATTCATAATGAGACCATAGTCTTCGTGAACAGTTTCAGTTTCACATACTGTCATAATTGCGAGATTTTTGATCCGTGTTCTCGCATACTTTAGGTATTCCAGGTGAGGTTTCACAGGAAGCAAAAACAGGAGACCATGTTCAGCTTCAGGGAGTTGACTCCCGATAAAGTGATACGACGCATTCTCAAATACTTTTGTGTACTTGAATGCGTGTTGACCAATTCCACTATTGAGTTGTCCCCCAATGATGATCATTTGGTTTAAAGATAATCTTTCTTTTATATATAATACAATGGAATCTCTTCGTAAGGAAATTCAGGATGAAATGAATCGCACCCGTCTTGATAAGACTCGCCTCTATGAACTTCTCTTGAAGATTGTTGGTGAATCTTCTGCGGGTTCAGCGGGTGCCCAAGGTCCAGCGGGTCCCCAAGGTTCAGCGGGTGCCCCAGGTCCAGCGGGTCCCCAAGGTCCAGCGGGTGAATGTAAGTGTAAGTGTACCAAGGTGGAAGCTCCAGCTCCAGCTGCTGAAAAGCCAAAGGCTTCTACTAAGAAGACCACTGTCACAAAGAAGGCGTAAACATAACATTAAATCATAAGTATCTCTCACATTTACTGAAGCAGTTCACATCTGTGTCAATAAATGAATTACGTGGGTGAAGCCCCACGATTCACGAACCACATGAAACCACCAAAAATACTCACCAAAATGAGTACAAGGACACCAAATGAATACTTCTCTTTTGGAGGCTCGGGGGGTTTATCTGGCAACCGCTGTACATTTTGATTCAATACATCTATTTTACCAACGAGTTGTTGTAATGCTTGGAGTATTTGAAGTTCCCGATCTTTAGGTTTTTCTTTGACATTTACAGTTGTAATCTCAAGAACCATATACCACTTCGCATCAGGTTGAAGTAGAACATAATCATTGTCATCTTGTTGTTCGTAGATTTTAAAGTTCAACTTCTTAATTGAAATTGGATTGAAATAGTTTGTTTGACGTTGGAAACTTTTCCATTGTTTGTCTCGCAAGACTGTCGCCGAGTTTGGTGTAAAGTGTCTTTCAAGTGGAACTCTCGCAAATATTTGACCATGTCTCTCATCGAGTATCTGTGCTACTTTGGGTATTTCTGGACATATAATGTCTACAAACTTTGCGATATCCGCGGTTCCAAGGTTAATATCTGGATCCGACTCACCCACCTGTGTGATGTAAAAATCAACCATCTTGATGCCAAGGACACGACTCATATCCTCAACGTGTGTATTTGATTCAAGTTGGAGATCCAAAGAAAATGTATTATTTGTGCCATTCACAAAGTTTGAGTCAATTATGACGTATTGAGTTTTCTTCGGTATATCGTCTAATGACATTCTGAATTATACTGATATAAAAAATAGAGCCTCTTTCCCTGTAAATGTACACCAAGGCAATTTATAGAACTATAATGTCAATGACACCATTCTATATTGAAAACTTTTGTTTATGGGTAAAGACTGCCGTGTGGGATGCCCCTCGTCGTATATATTTGGATGTGGACTTGGAAAGACAAAAGATTGAACGGAACCTAAGTCGTGTTGGTGATAGACAAAGTTCAAGTGAATAAATGGATTTTATCCCCCTCGTGACAGACGATTTCCGTATCGCATTCTGTCAAGCAACTGAATCACTGTGCTCAGACGTCCAGCGTATCATCTGGAAAAAACTTATTTACCAAAATATAGAGTTGGACATTCCCTCGACACCCACAAAATGTCGTATAAGATACTCAAGAGTTTCTGGGAGCTCCTTACCCCGTCACCTATTCGCAAGTTTATCCCAGACCCAATCACACGAGAATTAAAAGGGTATGAGGAAATAATAGCTACAAATGAGGCCGGAGAAAAGGTAATCCTACATATAGAGCCTAAGTCACGTACAAAGTTTTAATAAGTATATCAAAATAATGGAACGACAACACCTTGAAAAGTTTCGTTTGAAGTGTGAACAGGCACTCTCACTCTTCAAAAAGAAAAGACGCGACAATTTTGTTAGATATGGGGACACTCAATATGATGACCATATTTCAAGACTCCTGTCTCTCACATCCCACATAGATCGTAAAATCCGTACCATTGACACACACGAAGATAGTAAAGTTGTTGAAAATCTCTACGACGAATACGAGACATTTGAAGATATTCACAGTACACTCATAAACTCTCTGAAGCAGGAGTTTGAAAATATTGACAAAGAAACTTGGTACGACACACACTTTCACAATTGGAAAACAATGCCAGAACGCCAAGAATGTGAACATTATCCAATCACCGAGAGACTCCATTACTCAAAGTGTCGTCTCAAGATGTTTGAACACACAGAGAATGAATGGAAGAAGAGGGTTTTCCCAACCCTTCACAATAGACTTGAATTCTTCGCCAAAAGTTAAATAAGGAAGTGACGCCTCATAATGATAGATAACATACGATGGCTCGCACCGTCCGTAAGATTGTGAAAACCAAATACTACTATGACACGTGCTCTGAGTCAGAGTCTGAATCCAGTGACAGCGATGATACGACTGTGATTTTCGATGACGATGATTGGAAACTTGAGGAATCTGAAAGTGATGAGGGCGAGGATGAATCTGATGTATCAGACTCCGAAGATGGAACTGACTATGAGAGTGAGACTGAGTCGGAGTCTGACTCTGAGGAGTTGGACGATCCCAAGCCATACTTTGGACAAGGATTCCGAGTTTACTTTGATAGCCATGCCGATAAGAAGTTCTTCATGCAAGCTTTCGGATTCTTAGATAATTAAATAAAATATTTACGTATATCAGATATGAAAGGACCAAAACTCCTTCCTAAAAAAATCACGTCCCAAATGAATAAGCGCGAAACTACGAAATATGAGAAACTCCAGAAAGAGTGGATCGAGACAGGCGAAGATATGGTGAAAGCTCAAGCTGAATCCGTTGAGTATGGTCGTACATTAGACAAGTTGGAAAAGCCAACGGCTGCCCAAAAGAAGAAGGATCTCACTCTCATTGACAAGGGATTCAAGGCTGAACTCAAAGCTTTCAAGAAGGCTGATGAGTATGATGCCTATAAGAAAAAGATGGAGGAGAAATATCACACGAAGCAATAAACACAACGCGTTTGTTGGAACCCATTAAATGTAGAGGCAGCCGCGATCGTATATGCTCCAAAGTTCTCTACGTAGACCCATTCACCGATTGCGAGATCTGGGAGGCTACTATTTTCAGCAATAATATCAATTGAATCACACGTTGGACCAAAGACAACAGATTCATATAACTTCCCATCTCGTTCATTATATGGTTGAATTATTGGTTTTGCGTGATCAAAGTATACACAATTGAATGACCCATAGATGCCATCGTTAAGGTAATAGACAAACTTGTCTCCATTCTTCTTCTTACCGATGATATTTGTCACCAAAGTGTGTGAAGAACACACAAAATACCGACCAGGCTCCGCAATAATTTGGATGGATTCATCTGGGAAAAACTCATCAATACCTCGGTTCACTTCTTGGGCAATGTCTTCAAACTTGACACCATCCTCCGTGTCATATCCAGGAAATCCACCACCAATGTCAACAAAGTTCATGGTGTAGCCAACCTCCTCAGCAATTTCAAATGCCGTTTTTACATCCCGAAGGGCTGTGTAGTACGTCTTGGCATCCTGGCAGTTACTTCCCACGTGGAATGAGATGCCAACGACATCTAACCCAAGAATCTTTGCGGTTTGCAAAATATTCTTAATCTCAGATTGGTCGGCGCCAAACTTACAATTGAACTTACAGACAGACTTCGAATCATCCGTCTTGATCCGCAAGACAAGCTTGGCGTGTGGGTGATACAATTTAATTTTGTAGAGTTCGTGGACATCATCAAATGTCATGAGATCTACATCCTCAGATCTCGCAAACTTGATCTGACCACTTGCTTTACATGGGTTGGCGTAGATGATATTGGATGGATCAACACCGTGATCAATGATTTGAGCGATTTCATTTTTACTGGCACAGTCAAAGCCAATATCAAATTTGCTCAGAATTTTGGTGATGACTGGGTTCGGATTACACTTGACAGCGTAGAAAGGCTTCACACGTGGGAGATGTTCAACCCACTTTTCATATTGTTGAATAATCTTCTTAACGTTGACAATGTAGAACGCACTATTGTCGTCGTTATTTTCTAAAAATTTACTTATGATATCAATTGTATTTGTACACCCTTCCTCGAAAATCCGAATGTCACACTCTTGAATGATACTTACAATTTCTGGGAAGTCAGACATGATATAGTAATCTGATGTGACAACTTTAAGTCATAGCTTAGAAAAATAGGGCTGTATTATAAGTATGTTATCTGTGAGAATTGGCATAACTGATGATACGACGACCCAAGAACTTGATCGTTACTTTACAAACATCTGGCGTCATAACAGAAAGGTTGCGTTGATCTTTGACACAACACAGTGTTCCAATATTACCCTCCGTCGCGCAATGCAGGTGAAGTCTGTGCTTAACAAACACCGTTCAAACTCTCGGAAGTACATTGATCATAGCAAAATTTTAGTGAAATCTGGCTTTGCCAAAAATATACTAAAGGTTGCGCTTTGTATCATTCGCACGGAGAGACCTGTGTATGTATTAAAAGTTTAGTTGTATATAGTAGTATGTTACTCAGAGTGCTCACCACACTACCACAACGCAAAAAGGTTATAATGCGTTCAAAAAAGGACGAAACTGTCTGGGATCCAGACGAGCAGCGTCGCATTAACGAAAATAAAAAATGGAAAGCCGGTGACCCCGAAGAAGATGCGTGGGACATAGATAAGGAAAGGGATGCGGTCAGGTACAAAAGGGAGTCGCTGGAATCTATATTCAAATTACAAAGTGATGAAGAAATTGAAATTTTAAAGACAATGAAAGAGCGCATAGATTTATGGGAAGATGAAAGTTACTTAGAAGGACCCACCCAATAGCCACTAAGCATGGACCATCTCCGAAATGTGATGCGTATCATAGATGAGCACTCTGACAAATTACCCGAAGGGGCATATTTAGAAGTATGTAAACATTTACAGACTGCGTATAGGGAGAAGGATAAGAGAGACATGATGACACTTGTTGATTATGAAAACTTTGATGTGCTACTTGATGACCATTCCGATGATGTTTTAGATCACTTTTACGATTACTACTACAACATCTCCCTCTTGAATGAGGAGAGTTTTCTTCTTGCACAAAAGAGATATTTACAGGCCGAGTTGGATTCTAATGAACCTGTAAGGCGCACAACAAAGGCCATAAAAGTGGAAGCTATAAAACAATATTGTATGTTACATAACATTGCTTTGTTCGAATATGATGAAGAACATCTGCGTATGCATCTCGATCAATGTGGGTGTGACCTTGGTGACATTGGTACAAGTTTTGACAAAGGTATCAAGAATCTGTATAAATCGTATGTAGCTCTCGAAAATACATATAGACGTACATATTCATCGGCAATTGAGAAACGATTGAATACAATCAACGGTTGGCTCGAAAATATAGAAGGTATGTAACCTAAGTTAGACATAGACCTATGTAATTTTAAGTAAAATGTTTGCACCTGTATATGATTATCGTTGGGGTTCCGGTACAAAGCAATTAACTGACCGAGACATTCTTAATAATTCT